AAGTTTAATTGAAAAATACGGAAGTGATGAGTGATTGTTCAAAGTACGGTGAGTGCAATGCTCTTAATCTGCCAGTAGAAAGAAATGGGCTATGAAAAAGAAAGTCATCCTTCTTCTGTCTCTAGCATTAACTGCTTGTTCTACATCACAAGACGTGGAGCGGGTGGCCTTGGCTACCAAGCGCATCGGAGATACGGACAATCCTAAACCACCTCTTACGGAGTTCGTTTTCGATGATTTCAGCTCGTTAGGTACACCGCCTGCTGCCCAGTTCCATTCAATCGATTTCGTGACGTATGAGGGGTCGAATATGGTTCCGCTTGCCCAACTAAGGATGGGCTATAACGAAGTCTACCAAGGCGCTCAAAATGGGTTCCTATGGATTATTCAACACGACAATGGATATGGATACTTCTCTCCAGTATTGCAGAAGTACCAAGTGGTTAAGTTTACGCTAGTGTATTACGATGGCTCAACACATACAGTGCTGTCTGGAGTTGACAATAGAGAACGGATCCCTCATTACTGGGGGTTCAATCCTATAGTCGAAATCCGAATAGGATGTATAGAATATCAATAACATGAAGAAGATTGAAGTTACTCAACGAGAGATACGAGAGGCTACAAGGCCGAACGTATATCGCAATAGAAAGAAGTACAACCGCAAGAATAAACATAAAGACCAGATCGATGAACAAGACTAAACAAAAGGTGCTCGATTGGCTGCATACAATGCAGGCAAAGTTTGGTGTAGCAATTCCAACCAGAGACTTATACTTCACTGGCATATTCGACCCTAAGAACCTTGAGTCTTATGGGCCTAGAGTGCACTTAAAAGACAAGTTTCAATGGTTTCCAAAAGTAGAGGATGTTGGCTACCAGCGTCTGCTCGTCTCCAAGAAGGCGGAGGATTGGTACATCAGCATGGGTCGAAGGTTTGCTAGCGACATGATTCAAAGTGATGTACTCGAGTGCTGGGTGGGTAGAACTGTTCGTTTCAGATTTACCTCAAGTGTAGGGAGCTACGGATGGAATGCTATATGGCTGTACGGAGTGAACGAAGATGGAGTGAACCATGAGATCGACCTAATTGAGCACTACGGAAACCGAGGCGAGCCGAAGAGCGAGACGAACCTGCATTGGGGTAACTACGAGGATAACCACAATCAGGCTGGCCCAGTTCCGATATCTTGCGCTGATTCAGAGACGGTAGACGGAACTATAGCCTTAGACTGGTCTGACCCAGACGAGATAGTAATCACCTTCAATGGCACTGTTGTTCGTAAGATCGTACGAAAAGACATTATCGAGACCTTTAAGACTTCTCAGATGCGCCTTATGATGAATGCTGGAATGAAGCACGGAGCGGAGGCTGATTCGATATCATCCATAGCAATCCATAGCATATTAGTGTGATGGATAAATTTGATTTCACTAAGCCATACAATGGGCCGATATATGTGCATACTATATACACGGAAGTATACAATCTAAAGAAAGACCATGAAAAGATTACTTCGTCAAACCCTAGAAAAAAGTATGTTGACAATCCTACAGCAGTCGGGACGAGAGACCTAGTCACAAGAGCTAAGGATGTGGAGGAACTTAAGCGGTTCCCCCACTCCCTTCAAATGCTTGGGCGTAAAGTGAAGAAATCATTCAAGGGTGACGAACTAATCGTCCCCGTTCGTATAACCAAAACAATAATAACCAATGTACAGCAAAGATAGGGGTTTCGTAGACAACCAAAAGGCTACGTGGCACCACCTTACTGCGACTTTCTTGCAGTTTGGTCTAGGGCTTCGCACATCGACATGGGATCCAGACGCAGAAGGCTGGCGGCTCATGGAGACCGTGTCAGACAGTGGAAAGAGACGTTCGGCAATATGCTTAATGAGAATGACCGATGATGAACGGTTCATTATCCCAAACAAGACAATCTCCAAAGCAAAGGAGGACGGCATAGATTTGGTAATTGTAGTAGCTCCGATAGCTGGGCTGATATACGTTATCAGCGTCTCTGGAATTACGTCATCAACTGCAGCAAAATATATCCACAAGGACAAGGAGACGAAAGAGTTCTACCTTCTCGATGAAATGCAAGCGAGACACAGCGCCCCAGAGCGCAGGGGATCGCGCATACTCAAGTTCAGAGACAGGAAGAAAGTAGACCACGTAATTATGGTATCACAGTATTTAGCAATTTCACAAGAGAGAGAGTATGAATCCGTTTGAAGAAGAAGAAGACATTAAATTTGAGCCAGAGTATTTCTACACTCTTGACGAGGTAGAAGACAAGTTGTTCGAGCTTCGAGACCTTGGGTTCAAGAAGGGGGCGTGGGTCGGCCACAACCCCTTGTATGAACGCATGAGCATCAAGCGCTCGAGTTACACCATCCTATATGCTGCTCCGACAATGGGTAAGACTCAATTCCTATTTGAGATATTGATGAACCTTGCTGAGTTCGAGGGTAAGCGCATCGCGCTTATCTCTAGTGAGACAGGTTCGGTTAGAGAGATATACTCAGAGCTGCTTTGGGTATACCTGCGCAAGCCGTTCGTTAAAGGTGATTACGAGTACGCTAATGAAGAGGAAGTAAGGAAGGGCGTGGAGTTTATAAGACGTCACTTCTATGTTATTGATTCTGGATTGGATGATATAAGCGTAAAAGGATTCTATCGTCAAGTGATGCTACTTCAGGAGAAGATTGGCGTCAAGATAGATGTGTGTGCGCTTGACCCTTATACCGAGTTCTCTTCTGAGACTGAGGTTGGTGTCCGAGACGATATCGCCATCGGAAAAGACCTCAACACTATCCGAAAAATGAGCAACTCACTAGACCTGCATTCTATTCTCACGATGCACGTAACGAAGCCTCAGTTGAAGGTGATTGATGGGGTTAAGGTGCAGGTGCCACCAGACCCAACGGAGATTGCGGGAGGCCAGCAAAGCTATCGTAAAGGTATGCAGATGGTCTATGTCCACCGCCAAGATAAGGTTCATCCAGATACGAAAGAATTCCTTGATGGGCATGCTCGAGGTAAGGTTTTGGTAGGTATAGTGAAGGCTAAGCCTAAATCAGTTGGCAGCACTGGAGTAGTGGAAATGTACTATGACCGATTCTCAAATAGATACTACACCTACGACACAGAATCGTCGTCAAGAGTTTACGCTCATGCTAACCCAAACCCCGAGGTGTCTGAGGATTACGTTGAAGAAATGAGCGCACAAGCTGAAATGGAACTGTAAAAAAACACAAAGTTATGGCAAAGAGAGAACTTCCATATTACATGGACACTGAAGTTAAGCGAGAGATTGATGAAGCGAAGCACGAAGCTGTTAAGCTTTTTCAGAATTTAGGCAGCAGCTCTTCCAAAGAAGAGCGGCTTGCCGCCAAGAAAAAGGAACGAGAGATATTTGAATCCGTTCTACATCTTGACCCAGAGTATGTAGGAACAATGCTTATAGACTGATGATTTACGAAATGGAGGAGCATGACGAGATGGGGCTGGCCGAATGTCTTTACGATAAGATATTCGACATGGTCCGCAACGGAGAGACCGTCAGGCTCAGACCTATAGCAGTACATTGTGATGTAACAATAGCAGACCTTCAAGACAGGACTGGTCAGATCGCTCTCATTGAACTTCATGTCCGCAGAGAACTAGGCGTACCAGATGAGGATTAGAACCAGTAAATACGTAGACAGCAACGAACTCGAAAGTGAGTTGTTGGCTTCAATCGAAGAAGGGCAGCTAAGCGAAAGGGCTGGGCAAATGCTTCTCCAACTAAATTACAACTACCTGCATTCAAGCAAGGTTTACTTTGAGAAAGGAGATAGGCATATGTTGGATGAATTTTATTCAAGAGTCAACTTGTACCTATGCGAATCATTCCACAAGTATGACACTAGCAAGGGTACTGCATTCTCATTCTTCACTAAGATGATTGAGAACCAATACCGAAACCACTTCGCATCACTAGCTTGGAAAGACGAGCTAGGACAGAACATCAAGACTTGGGTAACTGGGGATAACGGAAAAGCCCTAGTTCGAGCGAAGCAAGTTCAGTTTAACGAAAATTTCTAACCTATGTTTATTTTTCCATCATTGTTTCTTTTTGTAGTAGTCTATTTCGGCACCGTGGTGTTTGACATCATAGGCACTTCCATCTTTTTGATGCATAATAGGTTCGGCCAGCGAATGAGCACTTGGCCTAAGCCATTCTCTTGCTCCGCATGCCTTTCTGGGTGGATTAACTTCCTCTTCTGGGGTGCTATGGGTCTTTTTGCTGGGTTCCCTTATGTTTCAATTCCATTTGCGTTGCTTGCCGCCTTTTTAGCGGCTCGCTTCCTTAATAGTAGCATCGACTAAGATGGAAATAAAGGTAGAGTTCGAGGGGTACGTAAGCCTCAATCAGATATACTCAACTCCGCACTGGAGCGTTAGGTCTAAGATGAAGAGAGTTTGGAGAGACAAATGGCTCCAAGCTCTAATGGACCACTTCGACACGGATAAAAAGGGTCTTATCGAGAGGTTCAAGGAGATTGACGTCAAGTCAGTCGAACTTGAACTCTACGTAAACAACAGGCTGGACATTGATAATAACGTCATGGCCGCCAAGTTCCTTATGGATCTACTGCAGGAGCCTACTAAAAAGACGAAGCCCACCGAGACCAAGCTTTGCTTGATTAAGAACGATGGGCCGACTCACTATACGAGGCTGGAAATCAACTCAGACCCGTCATTGGGTAGAGGCACTGGCATTGCGGTACTTAAAATCGTAGAAGAAGATGCAAAATTATTCTGACACCGTAGCGGAATGTGACCACTGCGGACAAACTTTCATTTATATTGAAGAGAAGCCTTCCGCCTGTAGCGCAGAATGCGCTGAGGCAGGGCTTCCTTTCTAACCGATCCAATGAACAATAGTAAATTTGAAATATACCGTAGCCTTAATAGACACAAGGCAACCAACGACAAGTCCGAAGCGTGTGAAACATCTGAGATTCTTTTCCGACAAAGGGGAATCGGAGATATTTCGCAGGTTATCGGATCTTCTCCCGAGATACAGATGGCTGTACTTGAAGCCGTCAGAGGACTGAAAAACCAGACAAGTGTAACCGTAAAACCAAAATTCATCATGGCAAATATCAAATACAAATTCCAAGCAAAAGATGGGAAATCTGACTTCAATGGTCAGGATATTCCTGTATTTAGAGAAGTGCAAGTCAACTATGACGAAATCACCGACACCATAACAATCAGCGTTCCTAGCGGAAGCAAGGTTCTCATTGCAACAGAAGAAGCATAAGGTATGATATTGAAATTCGCAATACTATTTATCTTGATTGTTCTCGCTGTAGAGCTGACTCATCAAGACGCTAAATACAGAGACCTTACGAAAGAAGAAATCAAGGAAATGCTTGATGCTGTTGCTATAGGAGATTCATGTAACTGCTTGTACGAAGTAGAGTATCGCAGAGCCAACGGAAAGTTTGTAGACCAGCGGAGCCGAATGATACCAATCACACTAGCGAAGTTGGGGGATTCTACATTGTATTGCGATATCGATACTACCTACACGTTAGTGTCGAGGCCATCAACCAGAAGGAAAAAGTCGTTCGATATAAGCCAGCAAATCACCGCTTGCTATCGAGTTCGGTGTAAATACTAAAACAAGATGACGCATTTTAAGACGTTCTTAGCCATTTTAATGGTCGCTGTAGTATCGTACGGTTGCTCGCCCCAGAAACGAGCTAAAAGGATGCTTAGAAGGGCTGAGACATTGGCTCCAGAGATGTTTGTCGACACTACTATTACGGTTGACGTTCAAGTAGTCAATCCAGAAAGACTTAAGGTCGATCGATTACCTATGGAATTCGATAGACCTATGACTACAGAGAAGGATGGCGTAACTACTACAGTACTGGTTACTCATGATACGATTTATGTGGATACTTTCGTTGAGGCAGACACCTTGACAGCCGAAGGGCAAGTGAGTGTCCCCATAATCAAGCCAGAGCTTGCCGAAGATAATGGGGGTTTCTTTGATAAGCTCGATAAAGTCCTGTGGATGGTTGTGCTCATCCTCTCTATAGTCTTAATCATTAACGTAGTAAACCAGATAAGAAAATGAGTTTTAGAGACAAGCAAGAGGGTGGCAACCATTACAAAAATGCCAAGATTCAGCCTATCGACTTCATTGTCGAGAACGGAATAAAGTTCCGAGAGGCGAACGCAATCAAGTACATCTTCCGACACGAAAGTAAGAATGGAGCCGAAGACATTAAGAAGGCGATCCACTACCTTGAAATGATTTTGGAGACAGAATATACAGAGGTAGAAGAGCTTTTGAGTGAGGCGGAGATGTATCCAGAGTTAAACAACCAAGCTAACGAAACGCTAATGCCATTATGATAAGCGACAAAGCAAAAGGAATGAGCAGCAAAGCTCATATCAACCATTCATATAATACTGGAGAACAAGGCGAAGCCTTGTTCGCTAAGGTAATGAAAGGCCGTGGAATAAAGTTTAGGTCGGCCAGCGACTCCGACAATAAGAAACGTCACGTAGACTTCTGGGTAGGCGAAGACGATGCCCAAGTAGGCGTTGACGTAAAGGGCCTCAAGAGCTCTCACAAGAAAGGGTATGTGGTCGTAGAGGTTAAGAATGTGCAAGGGAAGGACGGATGGTGTGCACCAAGCACAGCAGCTGGACTGATTGCCTTTCAATTCGAGGATTGTTTCATTGTGGTTCCAAAGGATAAGCTATGGGATTATATCCAGCCATTCATTGGAGATGATGCAGAGGTGGCTACAAGCTTCAGTGTCGAGAATGTACATCACAAGAAGTACACTCGTTCTGGCCGTAAAGACCTAATGACTGTTATCTCCAGAAAGGAGCTAGAGCGGATCCAGCACTTGAAGTACGACTTCAATGGCTCAGTTGTAGACAAGAAGGGAGAGACTGTAGGGGCTCAGGGCCGCAGGGACGATAGCGGCCAAACAGAAACTCGAGATTGGAACTTGAGTTTGGGTTAAATGAAGAAGGGGAGCTTTTAGGCTCCCCTTTTTCTTTAGCTTCCACAATTCTCGCACTCTTCTCCCAGAGTACATGTTGCGGGGTCTTGGTTTTGGACCTCCTTCTTCGCTACCTCTTTAGTGTAGCCGTCTCCGAATGGGTCTTCATCAAAGTCATGGGTCATTGTCATACTGTTGGTGGATTGGTTGTACAGTTCCTTTGTTCTGTCGTAACGACAACTACGCGGTAGTTTCCATTAGCATCGACCCCATAGTCCATGTCTTGGAATGATACGTTCGTGCATTGGTCAAAAGATATGTTTTGCAGCCACGGACCATACGAGCCGTTTGCCTGCCAGTTGACCCAGTAATTCATAGGAAGTTCGCTCCAGTTTACGCTGTTTACGTAGTTTCCAGTAGCGTCTTCGTAGTAGTCGTGACTAATCGTAGTCCATACTTCGCACGTCATATTCTGACCAGTTCCGCCACTGCAGTCAACGTATGGAGCCATGTATGGCGGGTTGTTTCCTCTACTCATTTAATTTGGTTTTTGATTATTTAGGTTTGTAGCTCGATCTCCAGACACCCCAAGTCTCCTTAGACGAGTCGGTGTCAGCGTGTATGTGTCGTGGGTAGATTATTATCCTAATAAACCCAGCCTTCTTTAACCCATACAGAATTCTCTCTTCTCTATACTTACTCCCAGTTTTGATATCAACACCGCAATAGCACGGAGCCGAGTGGCTTGAGAGTCTCGCGCCTCCTACGGCCTCATTGTACTTTGGTGTTCTTACTGCCGAGTTGATATAGTAGGGGACGTTAGAGTAGTGACGAGCAGAGTCAAGCATAAAAGCCGTAGCCGTGTCAAAATAGTAGGCGGTATCGCCTGAGGCATCGTCCTTCTGGGCAAATTCCGATGGTGCGAAATAAGCCAACGCAGACAGAGCGGCTATGATAGCCGCTCCGCCAACCTTCTGTTTTACTTTTTGATTCATATTCCTAGTAAAAAGCTTATTACAGTTGTTAGTATTCCACCCACTATAGAAGCTGCGGCAACGTATGCCTTCATTCTCATCTTCTGCTTCTCAATTTCCTCTTCTCTCTGACGTTCTCTCTCTTCGTATATGGTGGCCTGACGGTTTACCTCAGTAGAGATTTCCTCCAGCTTACCCTTGATTTCAATGTACTCGCTTAAGTGCTTTTCCTGTTTGGAATGGACTTCCTTTAGCTCTCTATATAGATGCTTCACCAGTTCTTTTGTTGTCCAAGAGTTAGGGTCTATTACGTCTTCTGCAATTTCATCAATCTTCTTTGCCATACCCTCTAAATAACGCGAAGCTAATCGCTAGTCCTTTTATTGATTCTGTGTTTGCGTGCCACTCCAGCTTAACTATTTTCCCGCTTTTGGTTCTGTACCTGTTGGTAAATCCATTAAGACCTGTGCTGCGGCAACTCTTTTTGTTTAGGTCTGTCCAGACCCTAATGGTATTGGCCATATCTTCATCTATTATGTAGTTGAAGTACTTGGTTCCGATTAGCTCTTCTTTAGAGTATTCGAGAACCTCGGCAAACCTTTTGTTAATTCTAATAATATTACCAGCTTCATCTACGATGCCAATCATAGGTTCCGCTTGGTCGAGTAAAGAAATTATAGTCTCGTCTCTATCTAAAATTTCCTCTACTTCTTTGGTCGATAAATTCTTTAACATGGTTGGAATGGATTTTTCTTATTCGCATTTATCCGAAGACCTCCAATTGTCTGAAGGAATGAATATTGGGAAGCCCCAAGCTTCGTCTTCAAATCCATCTGCAGATTCGCATTCGGAAATAATTTTACCAAACGTGTCATCGTTTCGTTTGATGAAGTCGACGATACGTCCTTGTACAGCCCCAAAAGCGCCTTCAAACGTATCGGTAAGGCCGCTTGCTGAGGTTTCGTCATTAGCTAAATTTTCTGATTCTTTGATAAGGTCAACGGTGATATGAGCCGAACGGTACACCATCCACTCCTTAACTAAATTAAGTAGAGTCACCCAGTTCTCATTGCCTTGGTCTAAAATCGTTCCGTCTACTACATGCGTCTCTAAGCTGTCGTATAAACACTCTCCTAAGAAGTCGTATAGATAGATCGCTTGAGTCATGCGTATCGCTCGAAGTAGGTTCTTCTCGCTAACGCCAGTGGGGATGACGATCCGCTCCCGCATAAAGTCTTCGTTGATGTATATGGTCTTAATTATCGACATTGCCTTCCTCCTTTTTATTTTCTTGTGATGCCTGAGCCTCTCCGATTACTGGCCTAGAGTTAGGTAAGATAGCTTCTATCGGCTCGTCTTCTGGGTTCATATCGCTCACGCCATATTGTCTCTCGAATATCATCCTGATAGGGGCTAATATAACGTCCCTGTTCGGTATTGTTTCGGTTGCTCGGAAGGTGTAGTATGCTGTGAGAAGCTCTTCTCCTGTACCACCTAACTTACCAGATACCATAATACCGAAGAGAGTTGGCGATGTAACCGAGTGTGCTGTAAGAATCTTAGCATCGTTAAGCTCGGACATCGTAGCGATAGTCTTGTCAAGGTTCTTTGCTTCAATTACGTCAAGCTTCGGCATTTCCTCCTTATTGCGGACGAAGTTAATCATGTACTTCAGTCCATCAGAACCCGTAAACATCTGACCCACTCTGTCCCATACGCTTTGCTTCTGCTCTTCAGTCATTTGGCGACCGATGAACGACATCGCTACCGATGGAGAGAATCCGTTCTTTACTGCATTGTCAATGTGCTTACCAAATTCAAAGTCTCCAGTGATGTAGTAGTATGCTGCAATGTAGCTGGGAAGCCCATAAAAGGGGTTACCAGATGCAGGATTCATTACATATACCATAAACTCTCCGCTCTTGGAATTCGCCTTGTATACAGGTATCTTTTTCGCCTTCTCGTTAAGACGAGAATGCGCGAATCTAAACGTTCTGCGCTCAATCCAATGTGTGATTTGAAGCTTGTCATTCGGAACTGCAGCGCGAACAGAACGAACCTCAGCAACACGAAGACCTATCATCTTTCCGTTGTTATCTAGCTTCACAACGTACGGTATAGCACCGTAAAGCTCGTAGCTATACGCTGCCTTGGTAAACACCTTGTTGAAGTCAATGTCTCGGCCACCGATGTTCTTGAACAGAGCGGCAACAGTAGATTTGTTGTTTGAGTTGTAGGTGAGCGAGTCTAAATTTACTCCCTTTCCTACTATCATCTTCGCCTTCTTATTGATGATACCCTTGTGTGTCGGAGACTGAAGAGAAAGCTTATCTAGCACGGATGGCATATCGTCTTGATCTCCGAAGGCGATGTATTCGAACCCATCTACTCGGTTTATCCGAAAAGAGCCGTTTAGGTCTTCTACGGATTTGAATACTGGATTCGACTTGGTTGTCCAAGCATTAGCTGGAGGTCCAGCATCGATACTTTTGTCGGTTGTTCTTCCAGCCGCAAACGACTGAAACATTGATTCTACTACTCCCATAATTAAATTGCTCCCGCTATCGAGTAGCGGATTATTTTACGAATTTCTTTGAGGGCGTCTTTATCTGATGATTGTGCAAACCCAACCTCCCCAATCTCGCCCGTGTAGGCTCGCTCTGGGTAGTTGTTTCCACCTCCAATAGATATAAGATAGCTGTCTGTTCCAGCTACGAAAGATGGGTAGTTAGGCCCCCATTCAATATCGATGTCGTCTTCCGTGCCTAAGCTAACAGAAGAGTTTGCAGCCGTAGGCGCCAAGCCTTCGGTGGAAACTCCAATGAACTCAGCGTCACCACCTAGAGCCGAAGATCCTTTTACTAGATAGCCGTCATTAGTAATAATGCCATCCTCTACTAGCGCTAGGTATTGTCTTGCGCCTCCAGAGCCGAATAACAGTTGAGATATAGAGTTCTTGTCAGACTCTGGTTCGCCCGTTAAATCCTGACTAGCCCAAGCGACCATCATGGTCGGGAAGGGCGCTGTAAAAGAGGAAGTGTCATTTCCACCCTTTAATATACCCTTACTTCCGCTGAATACCATAACTGGCTCACCATAAAGCCCAACCTTAATGGCTCCAGCATCCGCAATGATTGGCTGGCTAGCTAAATCTCCTTGAATTACAGGAGTGCCTCCTAGCTGGTCTTCCACTCTAGCCACAGTCACTGTGTCATTTCCCGCGAATGCTAATATAGCCGAAGAATCAACAACGTCTCCATTCCATCCGATATCAGTCTCTTGCCCGTCGCTGGAGCGCCTTACCCTGATAACCGAGCCAGAGTGAGGCGAAAACCTTTTCTGTAGTCCGTAGTAATGCCCAAAATCACCAGCGTAAGCGTCAAGATACCGAGTAGTTGGAAGCGGTTCTGATGGATCTACAATTACAGAGCCATCCAATATCGTAACACTCTCAAGTATCCCTTGACCAGCAGGCGAGCTTTTAGGCTCTCCGCTGTCGACATAAATCATCTTACCGTCATATAAAAGACCCTCATAAAATAACGTGAGTACCCAAGCACCTTCCGATAACGAATTGCCGTCTACAGCGAATTTCACTACTGGAGAGCAGTCTGCTAATAGCAGTATGTCCTGAGCCCCAGAGAGAACTACATCTGGAGTTGTATCTGTCAAATCCTTAATCTTCGAAAATGTTAGGGTAAACGAATTGTTCGTGTACTCTGGCCTCTTAGGAAAAGAAATTAACGCAACGCTGTCTGATGGAAGATGTTTCACGTACTCACGATTTGCCTATAAATACCAAAAGAAAGCCCCCGCATTAAGCGAGGGCTTCGTAGACACACCAGACTTGGCTCGAAGAGCCGATGTCTTATTACAATCCTACAACTGAATTGAAGTTCTCGAGCGGAGTATTAGTGCCAGATGCGTCAAACGCAATAGCTAAGTCGCGCTCACGACCAGTCAGTGTAAGAGTATAAGCATTTTTATCAGAACGCTGAGAACCAGAAGCTCCGCTAACAGAACCAACTAAGCCGAAGTCGCCTCCAGCAATGTGGAATGTTCCAGCTACTGTTTCGATAGCAGCAACCAAAGGAAGTCCGCCTCGAGTCATTTCACGCAATGCTTGCTGGCGCTCAGCAGACATCAAAGCGAGTTCGATCTCAAGTGTTGGTACAGTTTCAGATGTTCCGTTAGTGTTCGTGGTCTTCTCGTCAATGAAGTTACTTACTTCGTCATTGGCGTTGAATGGAATTTCAACCCAAGGATTAGTAGCACTAGCGATTGTGCCGATAGCGGAAGCGTCAGCATCTTGAATCAAGTAGCTACCTCCAGAACCAGTGATCTGGTTTGTTGCGTTGATGTTCAAAGTATCAAATCCGTAGATCGATGCTCCATCACCAACAAGGTAAGAAACGTAGACTCGAGAAAGACCACCTAAAGGGATATCGCAATCGAATGTAATCGATGGGATTGCGAATAAAGGGGTACAAGAATTAGCCATGTTTGGTTTTATTGTTTTAGGATAAGGGAGGCCGAAGCCTCCCTATCCGTTAGTGAATTGTTTACGATGCTACAGTTCGAGGCGACATGTAGACGATTTCCTCGCCACGGATGAAATCGAATCCTAACTTGAACTGACCACCAACATCCAAGCTATTGGTACGCCATTCGTACTCCATATTGATTTGGTTAGGGTCGTTCATGTCATCAGTCAACAACACGAAGTTGCTAGGCTGAGCCAAGATGATTACGCCAGCTTCCATCTTAGGATAGCGCACAACCTCTACTCCGAGAAATGGAGGAGCTGGGAAAGCAGACTGATCGGCACGATCGAACGCCAAGTTCAATTCTTTCGTAGCTAAACGATAGAGTTTGTATGCTTCTGTTCCAAGCATCCATACTGGACGAACAACCTCGGTAGAATTGCCTTCAAAGGCATCCAAAAGAACCTCTGGGGCTTTTTCGTACATAGCCTCCATTGTGTCCAAGATGTTTGCCTTGGTTAATGAAACAGCTGCGATTGTATTAACGCTGCTAGCGTCTGGTCCGTTTTCGATTTTGTCTACAATCTGCAATGCAGACTCGTGAAGAATCTTTTCGGAAACCAAAGCAGAGAAGCGGTCGTATGCCCACTCGCCCAATGTACGGTCCATAGTCTCCGCATTGTGAAGACCTTTCTTCAAAAGCAAAGAGCGGTAAGTAGAATCCAATCCTCCCTTACAGTCAGAGAAATCCCACTTGTAATCGGCAACAGCCATCTCTTTCTCACCTACTGTAACGGTAGCTTGAGGGTCGAACACACATAGATCTCCGTGAAAAGAAATAGTAGCTTCTGCCGTTGGCATCTGATACTTGCTCTTAACCTTGTCGACCATCGTAAATCGGTTGTACACAGTCGATTGCGTAAGCAACGAGCTGGTGAAACGGTTAGGGTTACGATTTCCCCATTCAAAAGTATTTGGTACGTTAGTAGCCATTTTCTATTTTTTGGTTTTGATTACGCGTCCTGAGTGAAGTTCACTACGGTAGCCGCAGTTCCGTCATTCGGTGTAATAGTTAATACGAGTTTTCCAGCAGTACTATCGTACTTCATTTGCAAAACGTCTCCGCTTCCGCTTGGTCCGTTTGCATGATTGATGTAATAATCAGCCATAAGTTTAGTTCGAGATTATCAATTTTTGCCTATAACTACCTAAAACACAATTAGTTAGTTTGTACATCGGGAGCTTTAGGGTGTCTGTATCCATTCGTCATTCGCTGAACGTACTCGTCATAAGCGTCTGTTCCAAGCTTGGGAACAACGGTTTTACGAGGGTCGTCATCATCTTCATCGCTGCCCTTATCTTCATCTTCACCTCCTTGCTCTGCAATAATGCGAGCAGCTTCGCGCTCTTCTTCGTTCATTTCATCTTCCCCTTCCTTCTCTTCTTCTTGTTCTTCTCCGCCTCTACCTTCTGCTGATGCTGCTGCTGCTGCTTCTTCTGCTGCTGCTGCTGCAGCTGCTTCTTCTGCTGCCTTAGCAAGACGTTCTTGAACGATAGCTTCTATCCGAGCTTCCTCTTCCGTTTTCTTGCGAGCAGCCTCTTCTTCTGCTTCACGAGCCGCCTCTTGCGCTTCGGCTTCGGCTGCTCAAGTTTCTCCATCCAGGAGCTGGAAAAAGCCTGCTCCTCGATCTCGAACTCATCCCCATCGTAACGGCGGGCCTGGCCGTCAAAGCCAAACCCACCACTAGGGAAGACCGCTCGTACCCTAGCCATCAGACGATGGTGTAGCCAGAGGCGTAGTCAACTTTCTCATTGTCGACGGCGCTCAGCGGCTGCAGGTAGGCAGATACAGTGACGGACGGTGACGTACCGGCCAGGGTGTAACGC